AGTTCTTACGCAGACACAGACCGAGTATTTGGACTGGCTTTGCACTGCTCCTAGTGAGCGTACCCCGCCGTCTAAGAATAAGATGGCTGTTCATTTGGGTGTGGACATTACGACGCTTCGCCGGTGGGAGAAGAAGCCTAATTTCCGTCAGCAGTGGCAAAATAAGGTGGATGACATTCAGGGGTCTCCTGAGCGCACCCAGGCTGTGCTGGATATGTTGTTCAATAAGGCTACTCAGGATAACGATGTGAAGTCTGCACAATTGTACTTGCAGGCTACGAACCGTATGGCTCCGCCTACGGTTGAGGTTAAGTCTGACCGCAAGATGAGCGAGTTGTCTGATGCGGAGTTGGACGCTTTGATTGCGTCTGTGGCTTCTAGGGAGAAGGAGACCCGTACTCTTAAGGTTGTCTAATGGACATTATAGAGTGTAAGCGGTGCGGGGAGGAGTATCCCGATGGATGGGCTGAATGTCCGTTCTGTGCTGCTGAGGGTAAACGTGATGGGCGCTATGCCGAGGATGAATGGAATTAACTGAACTTATTAACGAGCGTGAGTGGCGCTTGTGTAAAGGACCTGACGATGCGAGTGATTCGGACCTTGCGGATGCTTTTGAGTATTTCTGCGCTAATTATTGGTTTATTCGCCACCCTGAACGTGGCCGTATTTTATTTCCTATGCGTGATGCGCAGAAGGAAACTGCGTACGCTTGGATATCAAACAGGAACAGTATCGTTCTCAAAGCACGTCAAATTGGTTTCTCCACGTTAGCTGCTGCGTTTGCTTTCTGGGAGGTTTTCTTTTGGGCTGACCGTTTTGAGGTTATGCTTAGTCGTACTGAGCGTGAAGCTGCTAAGCTTCTGCAGAAGTCTAAGTATGGGTTTAAAATGTTGCCTGATTGGATGAAAGCTAGGGGACCTGGGTTGGTTTCCGATAACCAGTTGAAGATGGTGTTTAGTAATGAATCTGCTCTTGAGTCTCTTCCTAGTGGTAATGACCCTGCTCGTGGTGAATCCGTGTATCGTGTCTTTATTGATGAGATGGCCTTCCTTCCGAACTCGGAGGAAGCATGGGCATCTATTGAACCGATTGCCGATGTGGGTGGTCGTATTGTGTGTCTATCCACCGCTAAGGGTGAGGGCAATATATTTCATAAGCTTTGGGTCGGGTCACAGACTGGGACGAATGATTTCAAAGGTATTTTCTTTCCGTGGTCAGCTGGTGACCGTGACACGTCATGGTACGAAGTTAAGAAAGCGCAGCTTCCTGACTGGCAGCTTGCCCAGGAATATCCGTCCGACCCTGAAGAGGCGTTTGTTCGGTCTGGTCGCCCTGTGTTTGATATTGATGTTATCCGTGCTATTGAGCCGATAGACCCCATTAAGGGCACTTTGCTTGCTTTGGATTATTATCAGTTTAAGGCTGATGGTGGACCTCTTTGTGTATGGTCTGAACCTGAACCTGACCAGGTTTATTGTATTGGGGCTGACGTTGCTGAGGGTTTATTGCATGGTGACTATAGCGTAGCTCAGGTTATTAATGCTGAAACTCTTGAGGTTGTGGCTAGGTGGCGTGGCCATGTTGACCCTGACTTGTTTGGGTCTGATGTTCTGTATGATTTAGGTGACTGGTATAACCATGCTTTGATTGGCGTGGAAAATAACAACCATGGGTTGACAACGCTAAAGGCGTTGCAACGTGTGGGGTATAGAAACATATACAGACAGCGTAGGCTTGCTAATCGTGCTCCTCAGGCTACGGAAATTCTTGGTTGGCGTACTACGGCTGCTTCTAAGCCGTTAGCTATTGACGAACTTGGTAAGGCTATCCGTGATGGTGAGTTGGGTATTTTTGACGAGCACACTCTTGCCGAGTTGCGAACATTCGTTCGTGACGAGAATGGTAAGATGCATGGTTCTCCTCATGACGACCTTGTGATGGCTATTGCTATTGCTAATCAAATGCTGAAGCATGTATGGCTTCCGGAGTATCGCCCTGATTTGGCTCCACCTAAGTTCTCTTTTGACTGGTTTGCTAACCAAATTGAACCCGAGAAGAAGGAAAAGTTCATTATTGGTTCCTTTAACTCTCGTAAGTAACGATTTTGATATAGGTTATGGCTGAATTTAAATGTGAGCGATGTGAATCTACGTGGATTGAGGATACTTTGCCTCGCCGTGGCGAGATTTGCTTTGCATGCCACCTTAAAACTATTCGCATTGGTTTTACACATGGTAAGTCAGAGTTCAGTGGTCCTACTATTGGTGAGCGTCAACGCGAAACTATTCAGGCTGCAGCCAAAGAGGGCCGCACCATTGAACCTGCAGGAAGTCGTTGGGTGTAAATAGTGGAAGCTTGGCTGGTGCCCATTATTGTTGCCGTCCTAACAGGGCCAGTAGTGGTTATTCTTCAGAAACTTCGTAGCGAAAATACTAGCCAACATGCGGAATCTCGTGGGTTACTTGAACATCTTGTTATAAAGATTGACAATATTGACGACAAACTTGACGAACACATTGCAGACCCATCCTCACACAATCGAAAGGAAATCAAATGACAAAGTTTACCAGTGGAAATATTCGTGCACTTGTGCGCTCACTTACTGTACTTGTAACAGCTTTTGGTCTCAAACTCAGTGGAGAACAAGTCGCAGCAATTCAACTTGTGGTTGAATCAGTTATGCGCCTTGTGTATGCTAAGAAAGAAGCGTAATGGCCCGTCCAACACACCGCAGTACACTCGCCAACTACAGAGGAAAGATTGACAGTTCTCGTAAGTGGCGCAAAGAAGAGAAATACGACAAGCTTTGGCGTCGAATGATTGACCTCTATCGAGGCAAGCATTTCGACCATGTATCGTCTGAAGACCAAATGCTGATTAACGCAGCATTCTCTACTATCAATGTTATCGCACCGAGCGTCGCAGTAAACCACCCCAAAATTACTGTTGGCGCCCGGAAATCCGAAGATGGTGATAAAGCCATTATCACTGAAGCCATTATTAACTATTGGTGGCGTCACTTTGATTGTCAGAAACAATTGCGTCGAGCAGTTGACGACTATCTGATTCTTGGACATGGCTGGCTTAAAGTCGGATACAAGTTTGTAGAAGAGGAACGCAAGAAGCCTGCTAAGCCTATTATGCAGGAACCACAGTCTGATGCTCCAGCACCTGGTCATGAGATGGAACAAGAAACAGAGGACACATCTTCTGATTTGGATATGACTGCAGAGCAATCTCCGATGGAGACTGAGATTGTTGTCACAGAGGACCGTCCATTTGTTGAGCGTGTTTCTCCGTTTGACGTGTTTGTTGACCCTGATGCTACGTCTCTTGAGGATGCTAAGTGGATTGCACAGCGTGTACGCCGTGGTCTTCTTGAGGTTCGTAATGACCAACGTTATAACCGTCAGGCACGTAACGACGCACAGGCAACCCAATACAACAAGTGGTCAGGTCAGGAAGACCGTCCTCGTGCAACCCAGGAAGACAAAGATGCATACGTTGATGTGTGGGAGTTCTACGACATGAAGCGTGGAACAATGTCCGTGTTCTGTAACGGCTGTGATGGATTCTTAGTGAATCCAGCACCAATGCCATACGCTTTTGGTCATCCATTTGTGATGCTTCGCAACTATGATGTTCCTGAGCATTTCTACCCAATGGGTGAACTTGAAGCTATCGAACCTCTTCAGTACGAACTTAACGCTACACGTACACAGATGATGAACCACCGCAAGCGCTTCTCACGCAAGTGGCTGTACAAAGAAAATGCATTTGACACCCCAGGTCGTGACGCTCTTGAATCCGACGAAGATAACGTAATGGTTCCTGTTATCAGCGATGAGCCTTTGGGCGCTGTTGTGCAAGCTATGCCAGCTATTGTTAACCCTCCTGACATGTATAATCTGACTAATCAGATTATGCAGGACATGGACCGTGTTTCAGGTGTGGCAGAGTTTATGCGTGGCGGTTCGTCTGAAATCAGTCGTACCGCTACCGAGTCTGCAATGATGCAGGATGCTATGAATGCACGCACATCCGATAAGCTTGCTGAGGTTGAACGTGCTATTGCATCTTCTGCTAAGCGTCTGATTGGTTTGGCTCAGCAGTTTCTTACTGGAGAGCATGTTGCTCGTGTTGTTGGTTCTTCTGCTATGCCTATTTGGGTTAACTTTGACCGTGATTATATTCTTGGTGAGTTTGACTTTGAGGTTGAGGCTGGTTCTACACAGCCTGTGAATGAATCGTTCCGTCGTCAGATGGCGTTGCAGATGGTTGACGCTATGGCACCGTTTGTTTCTGCTGGTGTTGTTGACATGGCTGCACTTGCTCGTCATGTGTTGCAGTTTGGCTTTGGTGTTAAGACACCTGAAGCTTTCCTTGCACAGCCACAACAACAAGGACCTGTTGGTCCTGATGGGCAACCTATGCAGGGTCCACCACCCGAGCAAGGTCCACCACAAATGGAAGGTCTTCCAGCTGGGCTTGACCCTGCTGCGATGATGGAGGGTGCACCACCACAAGGTGGTATGCCACAACCTACTGGTATCCCACCGCAGGTTCTTGCAATGTTGCAGAACAGTGGCGCTGGTTTGCCAAATACAATGTAACGAATTAACCTACTATTTAGAGCAACCTTTTTGGACTCTGGAGACACATGGAAATTGAAAATTTTGAATCCGAAGCCGTAGACCCCATTGAGTATGATGGACAAGTTGAAAGTGGAGAAGAGACTACTACTGAAGAGTATACTCCTGAGTATCTCGATTATGATAATTTTGCCGACAAATATGTCAAGGTAACGTTGGATGGTGAGGAACTTGAAGTACCACTTAAAGAAGCAGTTTCCGGATATCAGCGTCAAGCGGATTATACCCGCAAGACGCAGCAACTAGCAGAAGAACGTAAGAACGTACAATTTGCTCAGGCAATCCAACAGGCGTTGGACAATGACCCTGCAGCTACAGTTGAACTTCTTAAGAACCATTACGGTTTAACTCAACAAGAATCCTTTGAAGAGGACGATATTTGGGCAGACCCGATGGAGAAACAGTATAAGCAGCTTGAAAAGCGTTTGGCTTCCTTTGAGGAGCAGCAAGCGATGAACGAGCTTGAGCGGACTATTGGTGGTCTTCAGCAAAAGTATGGAGAAGACTTTGATGCAAATGAAGTTGTTTCAGCAGCTCTTGCTCAGGGCACTAGCAATTTAGAGGCGGTGTACAAGCAAATGGCTTTTGATAGACTTTATAGCAGAGAGCAGGCACAACGAGAGTTGCAGTCACGCAAAGCTCAGCAAGAACAGAAGATTGTTCAGGCTAAGCGTTCTAGCGGGATTGTGGCTGGTGGTTCGTCAGCTCAGGGTTCTTCTACAGACTCAGCACCTATCACTTCACTAAGGGATGCTTTCTCTGCTGCTAAACAGCAGTTG